TCCGTTATGGCCAGTCCGCCCAGATACGTTCGCTCACCTCCGCGCCAGTTAAGTTCTGGCTCAACAGAGAAATAAAGCAACTGCCCTTCATCATTGGCATACAACAGGCGCTTGTTAGGACACAGGCTCACATATAATCGTGCCAGCCCATCTTCCCCGTCCTGCCACATCGCCTTTAGCACTTCGCCAAAATTACCGGCATATCGTTCATGTTCAGGCCAGATTAGTGCGGCGTAATGGGTGACATCATAGGTTTCCCCCATGTCAATAATCCATTGCCGTTCCATGACCCTGCCATCAACCGTATCGCCTTCTGTGGCAACACACAGCCAGTCAGTTTTTAAATGCGACATATCCCCCCTGATTTATTCACTGACCCTGCGAACTCAATTATTGCCAAATAAAACCGCCGCTGCATTACGCTTTATTCTGAACAGTTCGGTTATAACGCTTTACCGAACAGAGACGAATTAACACCACCGTTTTTTCATCACAGCCACGGCATAATTATCCGCATGGCTAAATACTCTGAAGAATTAAAAGGCGTTGTTCGCGCACTTTATCTGCGCCGCTATACGCCAAAGGAAATCGCATCTGAATTAAATCTGCCGAATGCGCGGATCGTTTACTACTGGGCGGAGAAATACAGCTGGGCGGATTTGCTCAGTTTTGAAAGCACAGAGGAAGCGATTGAACGCCGTTACCAGCTGCTGGCCAGCCGCGATAACAAAACCGATCTAGACCTGAAAGAAATGGACATGCTCATTGCTCATGCCACGAAACTGCGTGCGCAGAGTAATAAACACAAAGAGAAAATGGCCAGCGGTCAGAGTTCCGGGCAGGCAGCTGCACGAGACAACAATGACGACGAACCGCGCAGTAAACGGAAATACAAGAAAAACGATATTACCTCGCTGACGCAGGAGGACTTTGACGCATGGGCTGAGGAACATCTTTTTGAATATCAGAAACACCTGCGCAATAACATTGGCCAGCTTGTCAGGAACATCCTGAAAAGCCGCCAGATCGGTGCGACCTGGTATTTTGCGTTTGAAGCGTTTGAAAACGCGGTGATGACCGGCGATCCGCAAATCTTTCTGTCAGCGTCAAAGGCACAGGCTGAAGTGTTCCGGTCTTACATCGTGAATATTGCAGAGCAGTATTTCGGTATTACGCTGACCGGCAACCCGATCCGCTTAAGCAACGGCGCAGAACTGCGTTTTCTCTCCACCAACAAAAACACCGCCCAGTCCTACAGTGGCCACCTGTACTGTGACGAATATTTCTGGGTGCCAAACTTTGCAAAACTTAACGAAGTGGCCAGCGCAATGGCCACACATGACAAGTGGCCAGCGCAATGGCCACACATGACAAGTGGCGTACCACCTATTTTTCAACGCCATCGGCAAAAACGCACCAGGCTTACCCGTTCTGGACGGGCGATGAGTGGAAACAGGGCAGTAAAAAACGTGCGGCCATTAAGTTTCCGTCCTTTAACGAAATGCGTGACGGCGGGCGACTCTGCCCGGATGGGCAATGGCGCTACGTCATTACGATGGAAGATGCCATTGCGGGCGGTTTCAACCTGGCGAACATCGAGAAACTTCGCAACCGCTACAACGACGCCACTTTTAACATGCTCTATATGTGCGTGTTCGTTGACAGCAAAGATTCCGTTTTCAGCTTTTCCGACCTGGAAGCCTGCGGCGTTGAAATCGACACCTGGCAGGATCACAACCCTGATGCAGCGCGGCCATTCGGTGACAGGCCAGTGTGGGGTGGCTTTGACCCGGCTCGCAGCGGGGATTTGTCCTGTTTTGTCATCATCGCCCCACCGATACTCGCCGTGGAGAAGTTCCGCGTTCTGAAGGTGATTTACTGGAAAGGCATGAACTTCCGGTACCAGGCAAAACAGATCGAGCAGTTGTTCAAAAAATACAACTTCACTTATCTGGGGGTGGACGTTACCGGCATTGGCCAGGGTGTTTTTGACAACATTCAGCATTTTGCCATGCGCGTGGCCGTCCCTATTCGTTACGACCTGAACACCAAAAATAAGCTGGTACTGAAAGCGGTGGACGTGGTGGAAAGCCAGCGTATTGAGTGGGATAAAAACCTGAAAGAGATCGCGGCCAGCTTTATGTCTGTGCGTCGAACCACCACACAAAGCGGCAACGCCATGACGTTTGTCGCTGACCGCAGCCAGGATACCGGCCACGCAGAGGCATTCTGGGCAATTACCCACGGTCTGTATAACGAACCCCTTAACTATGAAAACAAACCTAAATCCCGCTGGGGTGTAAGGAAAGAGGCAGCATGAGTAAGAAGAAACGCTTTGTTAAGCGCGACCAGCGCGGCGACAAATCAAAAAAGATGAGCATTATCACATTCGGCAAACCTGAACCGGTTCTGACTACCGGCACAGATTACCGTGATATCTGGTACGACAATGCAGCCGATCACTTCACCCAGCCGATAGACCGGCTGGCACTCGCGCAACTGATTAATCTTAACGGTCAGCACGGCGGCATCATTCACGCCCGTAAAAACATGATTGTTTCAGACTACCTGGGGGGCGGGCTTATTCATGACCAGCTGGAAGCGGCAGCGTTTGACTATATAACCTTTGGGGATATTGCGATTGCCAAAATTCGTAACGGCTGGGGCGACGTGATCGCACTTGAACCCTTGCCCGGTCTGTATATACGCCGCCGCAAAGTCAGAGATAACGCGCAGGATAAGCCCGGTGACTACGTGGTGTTACAGGAAGGTGAACCACAGGTATGGCCAGAAGAAGATATTATCTTCATCAAAATGTATGACCCGCAACAGCATATCTACGGACTACCGGACTACATCGGCGGCGTGCATTCCGCGTTACTTAACAGTGAAGCGGTCATTTTCCGACGCCGCTATTACCACAACGGTGCGCACACTGGCGGTATTCTTTATACCCGCGATCCCAGCATGACGGACGAAATGGAAGAAGAAATTGAACAGCAGCTGCGTGACAGCAAAGGGATCGGTAACTTCTCCACCATCCTTGTAAACATTCCTGGTGGAGACGGTGACGCCATCAAATTCATTGAAATGGGGGATATTTCCGCGAAGGATGAATTTGCCAACATCAAAAACATCAGCGCCCAGGACATTCTGAACGCGCACCGTTTCCCTGCTGGCCTCGCCGGTATTGTCCCGCAGAACACTGCCGGACTGGGGGATGTTGAAAAGGCTGAACGCATTTACAAGAAAAGCGAAATTGCCCCCATCCAGCGCCGTTTCATGCTGGCCGTTAACAACGATCCCGAAATACCGAAAAGGCTACACCTTAACTTTGATTTAAGTTACACAGAATCAACGGATAAGGGTGCGGCATGAGGCGAAACAGGCTAAAATCCAGGCATCATTTAACAGCTGGAGCATGGAATATGCGAGTTCTGAAAATCGAATGCCCGGAATGCGGCTCAAAGGCTGTTATTCGTAAAACGAACAGGAAGCACCGGCAGATTGCGGATATTTACTGCGCCTGTTCAGATGTTGAGTGTGGCCACACGTTTGTTATGAATCTGACGTTCTCCCACACTCTCAGCCCCAGCGCTAAAACGGGTGATGCGATGGTGCAGGCACTACTTAACAACCTGTCACCTGTTCAAAAACAAATGGCACTGGATTTACTGAAAGCCACACCCGCAGCGTGAGATGCCCCTCTGTTCGGGGCTCATTCCTTTACTCAAACCGCTATTTCTCGATCCAAGAGCGTGATCTCTGATATCTTTTAATCATAAAATCAGTGCGTTGAATTTTTTGCATTATATTATCATTTCAAAATGATGCAGGAGGCCTCTAAGATGTTTGGTTCAAAGCTTGTAGCTAAACTGTGGGAAACCACAACTGAAAAAGGTATTGGTGCATTATGTAAACCTTGGCAAATGCGCAGAGAAGGAATTGCCAACTTAGAGTTAGAAAGAAAAAAAATGTTAGTTCTGGCGCAAACTGAGATAGATGTTGAGAACATAAAAAGCGGAAAAGCATTCGTTTCGTT